GCCAATGTTGTTACGTCCCCATGACCACAATTGTCCTTCTACAGGCGGCTTCGGCCAGTTACCCGCAGCCTCTGCCTGCATCTGAGCTTGTAGTGTCCAAACGGCGCTATACGAGGGCATTTATCACCTCAATTGTGTTCATGGTTATCCTATTACGACGTTTTGATGACGAGCGGTGACTTACTTCTCGGCATTTTTGGTAGCGTTAGCCACGTTGTTAACAAACCAACCTGCACCGGGCTGGAACGATAAACAATATCTCCAAGACCAAGCATACCCTGATCGTTAAGCCCCCAACTCCACAGGGTGCCGTTAGTTTTAATAGAAAAGCTAAAATCTCTTCCCGCAGCCACTTGAGACCAACCTGTTAACGCGCCAACTTGAACTGGGCTAGAACGGTTAGCATCATCGCCAAGGCCAAGCCCGCCAGAGCCGTTAAATCCCCAGCTCCACAATGTTCCGTCGGTTTTAACGGCAAGGCTGTGCTGCGCTCCAGCTGCAACCTGAGACCATGTTGTTAAAGCGCCTATCTGTACGGGGCTTGATCTATTAGCGGTATCTCCAAGGCCAAGCTGACCAAAATTGTTACGCCCCCAACTCCACATGGTACCGTCGGTTTTAACGGCAAGGCTCTGGTACCTACCAGCGGCTATTGTAGACCATGTAGTTAATGCTCCGATTTGTACGGGGCTGGAGCGTGTGTAGGCGTCGTTAAGGCCAAGTTGACCAGAAGTGCCAAACCCCCAGCTCCACAAAGTGCCGTCAGTTTTTACAACGAGGCTGTGATAAGCCCCACTTGCAAATTTACTCCATGTCGTTAATGCACCAATCTGCACCGGACTGGAACGGTTAACGGTGTCGTCCTGTCCTAGTTGACCTTGCCCATTACTTCCCCAAGTCCATAACGTGCCGTCAGTTTTAACAGCAAGGGAAAACTCACTGCCAGATGTTATTTTATACCACGTTGTTAGTGCGCCTATTTGTACCGGACTAGAACGGTTAACAGTGTCGTTTTGACCAAGTTTGCCGCTGCTATTTTGACCCCATGACCACAACGTGCCGTCGGTTTTAATAGAAAGGTTAAAGTAACTTCCAGCCGCAACCTGAGACCACGCAGTAAGTGCGCCAACTTGAACAGGACTAGATCGGTAGACTGTGTCGTTAAGTCCAAGTGAGCCAACGCCATTAGAACCCCACGTCCACAACTGCTGCTCCACTGGAGTAACCGAGTTACTCGCCGCACTTGATAGACCAAGGCCAAACGAATTAACAGCAGCCACAGTAACCGTGTAGGCAGAATTTGTTGTCAGACCTGAGATCGTAACCGGAGAGGAAGAGCCTGTGCCGCTGATGGTGGTGCCGTCTGAAGTCTTTCTTGCAGTAGCCACGTACCCTGTAATAGCAGACCCGCCCACATTAGAAGGCGCAGTAAAGGTTATTGAGACAGATGTAGCAGAAGCAAAAGTAGCCGTGCCAATCGTAGGCGCGTTAGGGACTTCAAGCGGATCGTAGCCCGCAGAGATAAAGCCATTAGGTCGGCGTAAAGACATGGGACACCCCTTACGTAATTTCTTCCCATGATACTGTCACAACGACATCATTCGCTGCGCTGGCCGTAGCACCAATAGACTTGTCTTCTAACAGATAGAAGCTCGTTGTCTTGTCCGTGATAATCAAGGTCGCGTCAGCAGGCACAGAGATCGTCGAGGCAATTGCAGTGCCTGTTCCACCCAGAGCCGCAGCAGAGAATATCTTGATCGTAATATCACAGGCCGATGAACCATCGACGTTAGCAGCGACAATCGAGTTGATCTTGTAGACTTTGCCACTCGAAGCCGCATTGCTTGCCAGCGCAGTCGCAAACGGGTCAGCCGTTGAGCTGATTAAATTGGTACTGGTGTTACCAACAATGTTTGTGACGGCAACTATATTGGGGTTAGCCACGTTCTATCTCCTTACAAACCAAAAATTAACGAGAAAGCGATGGCTTGGCCTACGGAGGCCCCACTCGCTGCTGGTGTTGCCCAAGTAGGAGCACTACCCGTTGTTGCTGTCAGAACCTGCCCAGTAGTGCCTGCTGCTGTCGCTACAGGAACCGCCCCTGCACCGCCGCCATATACAACGCCGTACTGTGTCAGCGCAGCCGATGAAGCCAGCGTTCCTGATGCTGTGTACGCAAGGACGCCGCCGGAAGTGCCTGCAGTGAGTGCCGTACCGCCATTTGCTACCGGGAGTGCAGTGCCAGAATAAGTAAACGCCAATGTGCCAGAGGATGTAATCGGACTGCCCGCAATGCTTAGAAGACTAGGGACTGTCGCCGCTACGCTTGTCACCGTGCCCGCTGTTACCGTTGGACTAGCGTTAAACACCGCCGCACCGCTGCCTGCGCCATCAGTGACTATCATCGCCTTTGTGCCGGTGGCAATCGTCACGGTAGCGCCTGAGCCCTGCGAAATCGTAATCGACTGACTGCCAGTGGTGGCGTTCTCAATGATCCAGACCTTGGATACTGTGTTCGGGCCCAGTGTAACGGTACGCGTTACAGTCAAGGACACTGCAGAGGTGATCTTTAGGTACAACGAGCGCGTACCGTCAGCCGTCGCATCCGGCATCGTGAATGTTTCGTTGGCGTCAGCGGCCATGTTCTTGGTGCCAAGGCTAAACGCGTCAGCAATCAGAGACAGGTTGGTGTTGGTGCTGGTGCCCCATGTGCCGTCTTCGTCCCCCGTGGTGATCTCTTTTAGTCGGAGGTCATTTACGTATGATGCCATGTTCTAGCTCCTAAGCTGCTATATCAACCCAGTTCGGGGTTTGACTATCGTTTATGTTACCCCAGTTTGGTGTCTGTGTATCGTTGACGTTTGTCCATCCGGCTATTGTAACAATGCCAACTGTACCGGTGCCCGAGACCCCGGTAACCACAACCGCATCGCTAATCGTTAGAGCTACCGTGCCTACGCTGCCGGTGCCGCTTACGCCTGTTACCACAATGCTCGTAATAATTACTGGCGTAACGGTGCCAATGTCTCCAGTGCCATCTACACCTGTGGCTACAACGGCTATCTGTAGTGCTGCCGTTCCAACTGAGCCTGTGCCCTCAACGCCCGTTACAACAACCGAGTCACCAACCACTAAGGTAGTTGTCCCTACTTCACCTATGCCTTGGACCCCGGTAGGGACTACGCTAGTGCTATACACTAAGGCTACTGTGCCCACTGCGCCAGTACCGGCAACACCATCTACTGCATACGCAGGGGCTATGCCCCCAAAGCCGTTAAAGCCCCAAGCGCCTTCACCAAAACCTTTATTGTAGGTAGTGGCGCCCATGACTTACCTCACGCTATGCGAATTATCGCGGTCGCGGCTGCAGCGGCTGGAAATTGAATTTGGAAGTCGCCTGAACTTACTGTCTGGTCACCACCAAAACTCAGCACCGCGCACGCAGGATCGCCGGTTGCGGTGTCGTTATAGATCAAAGCGCCAGAGGTAGTAAACGAGGACGAACTCCACGTAGTATCCGAGAAGTCGCAGACCGCTGTGGTGCTAGATGCCACCGGGGTGACGGAGACCAAGGTATTGCCGCCCGTGGTGTAACCGCTGCCGTTAGCCAGCTCGTCAGTGCTCAAGTTGGTGTAGCTAGTGGTCGCAGCACCATACGTGCCAGAACCAGAAGCTGCTGCTTTAAGCAGCGCAATCTTAAACGTGTTACCAGTGGACGCAGTAAAGTTGTGTACGGCCTTAAACAGCTCAACTTTAAAGCTGGTGGGCATTGCGGTTGTTATGCTGATAGGCATGTTAACTCTCCAGTAATTTTACGAGTTCCGGGTGCCCAGCGGCGCGGAATCTATTTGCCAACGTAGTGTGATTGGACCGCACCGCTTGTTTCATGTAGTGCACCAGCACCCCACGAATTTGATCTTTAAACGCTTCGGCCTGATCGCGGATGACCGGGTGGCAGTTACCACCTACCGAGATTATCTTGTTCAGCGCCTGCTCAGCCACTTCTTCAGGAGTAAAGCCCCGCCCGGACACCAGCGTTGCCTTGATCTCTCCTATTTCCCCACCACCCAACGCGCTAAGCATTGCCGGTCTTCCTCTTTATCTGGCCGTCGCGGTATGCGTCTCCGCGCAGTTTACCGTCACCCACTTGAATAAGCAAAGTGAGCGCCTGTACGTACAACTTCTCATACAGCGCCACCATATCACCCTCGCCCTTCTGGAATCGGATCGCCTCAACCAGCGCGCCGTTAAGCAGTGCTGAGTCAAACTCCTCGCCAAGCCAAGTAGTACCCGCCGTAACAATCGACTCTGGGTAGTACGAGAAGTGAATCTCAGAACTGTAACTGGCATCAGGGGTTGGCCCAAGGATGAACGAGTTCTGGTCAAACACTGCGTAATACTTAGGCTTAGCTGTATCGGTAGGGGTGGGGTACGCCTCGCGTATGAAGTTCACGTCTTTGTTTATCAAAAATTCATAGCTGCCGTTGGCGGCAATTACGGCCAAAGAGTAGACGTACAACATGCCCGTGGGCATCGTCAGGTACTTGTTGCCAGAGGTCATAGACCCCGTTTGATTCTTACGAAACGCAGGCAGGTCTACTGTTGTGTATATTTTCTGTTCGGCCTGCTGCGTAAACATGGCGAGCTGACCTGCTGTAAACGTCTGTTCGCAGATGTCTTCTATATTTGTCGTCAGTTCGCTGTAATTCACAGATCACCCCTTACGCCATCGGCCCACGGGCCATTGTGCCTTTGGTTGCTGCGCCATTGCCACGGGTTACATACCCAGTGGTTTTTACCCCGGTGGACAAGTTTACGGTTTCAACTTTATACACTGAGGGTGTTGCGGGCATCACTACAACTTTGGGGCCATTACCGCTAGTCTTCATAACCTATCTCCTAGAATATCACTATTTTTACGTACCCTACGGTACCGCCAGCGTGCACGCCAAATACTGGAAGGATCAACGCACGTTCTTGCGGGAACTCACTAAAATCGGGTCTTGGATTTCTAAGCGCTTGCGGATCATCCACTGGGAACTCGCCAAGGTGCAGCTGCGGGTGATCGGGATTCCAGCACTCGGGGCACGCGCGCACGTTTGTGTTTCTGCCTTTAACAATCAACTCCCGAAGCTCTCGGAGTTTGTACGGGAACCCGCACACGTCGCACAGCGATAGCGCTTTTTGACTGGAAGCAAACCGGTTGCTCATCGCTACCTCGTATAATACATGCGCGGAACAAACCGAACCGGGGCTTTCTCACGGTCCTCGCCGCCAGCCAGCTCAAACTGTCTTTCATATTCCGCTTGAATCATCGGCACTCGGGGCATCAGCGCGGGGTCTTTCTGCGCTATGTAATAGGCAAGCCCTGCAACCAGCGCCGGTAAGAACCTGAAGTTCACATCCGGTGTCTGTATCCCGCTTCCCGCGTCCTCAATCCTGCGCATACGCCAGTACTTTATTATGTAGTACGGGGCGATAATGGTGCCTTGGTCTGGAACAGGCCATACCGTAACGACTGGGTTCTCTTGCCCCCGGTCAATATACAGCTGAATCGGCCTACCTTGGGTAAGCTTGTTGGGGATAGTCGAGTACGTGGAGACGCTTATTCTGGAGATGTTCAGGTCTGACTGCGTAGACGCACTGCCCGCTCCGGTGCGCACAACGTGCTCTAGCAGGTCTATGGTATCTGCCGGTAAGTTGTAAGACGCGACACCCTGACCTAGATTGATGGTGCCTTCTTCAATCGTCCACATGTTAATGCCGCGGTTCTGCCACTCAATGGTCAGCAGATTCATGGATCGACGCGCGGTACGAAGATCGTAGCCAGAGCGCATTTCTCGCCCAGCCCGCTCCCATGCCTCTTCTGCAATCTCGGTAAACTCTAGGTTAAAAATTGCAGTGCCGGACGTTGCCATTACTTTTTCCTCTTAAGGGGGTCGACCCTTTTGGGGGCCCCGGCAGGCTGACCTAAACTTTTCTTCTGGGCTATACGCGAGCTTTTTTCCGCAGAAGTCATTTCACTTGAGGTCTTTGGGGTTTTCTCGGAGACCCGCTTGCTCGGTCTGCAGTAAGGCGTGCCGCGTTTTTCACCTTCTTGGCGCCCACACGCTTTGCCAGTGCGGACATCTTTCCAGTCTTCTTTGAACCAGCGCTTTAACGACGCGCCCTTCTCAGTTTTCCGAATAGCCATTCTAGCCCCCGCGCTTACGGCATTTGGCAATGGCACCAGAGGCGTACGCTGATGGAAAAACTTTGTACGACGCTTTCACCTTATGGTAGCAGGCGTCCTTAACGGTTCCGCCTTTTTTAAAAGCAGGCCCGGGCAGCTTAGTGGGGGCCACAGCCCCCATCCCGCGACAAGGCATCACGATTAGACCATCCGACCTTTGGTGTGGCCCTTCATGCAGCAGCCGTCAGCACGAGTAACTCCGCCTTTGGCGTAGCCCTTGGTCATGCCGCCCGCCATCATTTTTTTGGTACCGCAAGAACCGCCCATTGCCATTTTCTTCATGGAGCCAGAGCCTTCCATATCCATACGCTTGCGGGGGGACATCATCTTCATATCCATCATTTCTTTGCTCCTTTGCGCTTATCAGCGCCGCTGAATTCTTTGCCTACCTTCTGGGGAACGCCCACTTGTTTGGCAAATTTAGGGTTATTTGCTACGGCCATCATGAACTTACGCTGGCGTTTAGAAACGGCTGGCATAACTACCTCAACAATTCCAAGCCCGGAGGCTCTTATTTATCCTGCTGTTTGGGTCATTAGCCGTCTTAGCGCTGGTATTCTTAGCCTTCATCCCTGACATTCTGGCACAGAACGACTTTTTTCTCGCTGCGGCTTTCTCTGTTTTAGGCTTCGGCGCGGGGGGCTTTAGCCCGGGTTTGCCCGGGTTTGCCTTGTTATAGCTCGCGCGGCCCTTGGCGTTTAACCCGCCAGCTTCCGCTTTACCTTCTTTTCGAGTCCACGCCGGAGTTTTAGCCATAATAAACCTGTGCAGCGTCAATGCCACTTAAGTACCCGTATATTCCGTTTTGCACTAATATGCCTTCACCCGGAATAGCGGGGGCATTTTGGAACTCATCAGTGCTATGAGTTTCGTAGGTTAGTATCCACGCAGAGGAATACACAGCTGCTGGAGACGCTGTGATGGTTCCGGTATTAAGGTCTGTGACACTAAAAGAGTTAGCGTCAATTCGGGTTACTACGTAGTTACCATCTGTTGCAGCGCCACCTGTACCGGCGGCAAAATGGATACCAATTACGGCACCCGTAAGCAGGCCGTGGGCCGTTTTTGCCACGGTCACAAGCGTGCCCGATCTACCGTAGGTAACGCTCGAAGTCACGGGGGCTGTTACAGTATCAAACAGCACAAGTGTCCCACTGCCACCGTAGTAAGAAACGCCTTTTACGCGATTTCGCCCAAGAACAAAAAATCCGCTTTGGTTGAGGTGGCCTTGTTTGACATCATATTGCATAGCCATAGCACTCCCCTATTAAGCGGTGCGTGTGAACACGTAAGCCGTTGCGCTTGAGAACATGAGTGTAAAGCGGGCCAGTCCAGTTACACCAGAAGCGACAGTCAGGTCGCCAAAGCTACCAGCAGTGTCGGCAGCGGCAGTAGACAAAATACCGTTCACCGCGACAGCGATGGTCACAGTATTAGCACCGGCGGTGTTGTCAATGTAAAGGTCAAAGACTGTGCCTTGAGTCGCACCAAGAGCTGCGCCCAGCAAAGTGCCTGTAGGCAGAGTGATGGCGGTTGCTGCGGCAGAGGTAGAAGTGATGTAGCCGGTTGCTACCTGCGCGGCGGTTGCCGTTGCTGTAGCGTTGATAGCGTTGGCGGCAGTAACTTGGTGGCCTTCAATGAAGCCATTTTGAGATACTACGGGGCCGTTAAATGTGCTGGTAGCCATTTTTATTTCCTCACATGCGAGTAGGGTGCGCTTCAGTCTGCATGTCGTCCGCCCGGTCGGTCTGCAGCGCGTAAAATGTTCCGGGGTTACGGCCTTTTTACCAGTTAACGGAGAAGGTGTCAATCCAAAACAAAAAGGGCCCCGAAGGGCCCTCTCGTAACGACGTGAGTCGTTGATTTACATCAGGTCGCGCCCGGAGACCCGAAGATACCCAGAGGATCAGAAACCCCGAAGCTGTATCTTTCACGCGCTTTGTAACGAGCGTTGCCCGTGTCAAAGTCGGCGTCCATAGATGTCTGCATAGGCGTACGAACAAAGTGCTTCAGTCCGTTGGGCACGTCAGTCATCAGGAACCACGCGTTCGTGTCGGTCAGGTAGTTGTTAACCGTGTACCCGCCGGGGATAGAACCGTTGTTTTTCAGAGCGTTGAGGTCGTTGTCAGCAGTGCCTACACGCAGCTCAGTTTCGAGCAAACGAGTTGCAACGAACTGCAGTGCCGGAGGGATCACCAACTTGCTCGGCTTGGCAGCGATCAACAGTCCACGTTCATCAGTCCACGCAGCGATCTGAATAACGGCGGCTTCCAAGGAAGTCTCGTTCAAGTCAGAGCCAGTGGTAGGACGGTTACTGTTAGTTCCACCAGACACCAGCGGGTGCGCGGTAGAGCACAACACCTGACCGTCGCCGTATGTCGGATTGCCCGACCCAGTGAACGCGGTGTTAAGGATAGCAGCAGCCTTTACTTGCTTGGTGTACGCCATAGCACGGGCCAGCGCTTTGGTATAACGAGTAGACAGTGAGTCATACAGGTTATCTTCAACAGCTTCTTCAGTGATGGAGAAGCCCATTGCGATGGTTTCGTGAGTGTAGCGAGCAGTAAACGCTTCTTGCGCGTTATCGTAAGAAATAGCGGCGCCTTCGTTTTTAACGGGGGCAGCGCCAAAGCCAGACAGCTTAGTTTCTTCTTCAAACGAACGGTCCGAACTTTCGGTCTCATAAATCTCGGCGTGTTGCTCGCCGTATCTTGCGTACTCCATGCCAAACAGAGCATTAAGCCCCGGAAGCAGTTCTTTGAGTAGCTGTGCACGTGAAATAGCCATATTCGTCTACTCCTTATAGACCAGTGTTCACAGACATGCTGTGGAAACTAGGGTTGATTTTAACCAGCACGTCGGGGAACGCATCTGAGACCGGGGAAACAAACGCCACGATACGCATGGCTGCTGGAACAGTAACCGTCGAAGACTCTATCGCGCTGGTTGAGTTGCCAGTACGGGTACTGCCCGTAGAAGTACTTTGTGCAGCAGCGAAGAAAGTATTGGCGCCAATCGCGGCCTGTGTGGCAGTGCCATCAAGTTGCGCTTGGAACAGGACCATGGGGTCGTCCACAACAAAAGCTTGGACCACGCCGGTAGTACCAGAAGGGTAGTACTGACTGAAAATCACTTGCCCGTTGGTATTAATGTAGCTGCAACCGACGAATACGCCAATTGCGCCTGTGACGCTGGTGGAGCCTGTGGGCCAGTCATTGGTGGTAGCATCGGCACCGGTTCCGGTGACAATGGCGATGTATCCGTTGGCATTGTTGTACACGACACTTCCGTAGAAGATGTTGGTGTTAACGCCAGCAGGATCAATCAAGTAGGTAGAGAAGGCGCCCGCGTAGGGCAGCCCGTCTACACGTTTAACGGGGCGAAGCCCGTACGGTGCAGCAGTTGTAGCCATGATAAAATCCTCAAATTAACCTTTACCGAAAGTTACCGTTGTTTTCCTCTCATTAAAGAGAGGCATTCTCGGGTCGTTTTCCCGCATAAGATTTTGGTCCACAGCGAGCATCTGAGACTTGGTTTGGTGGGCATAATAAGCATTACGCTCTTCAACCAGCTCGATAGGCGCTTTACACAGCAGCAGGCCACCAATGACGACATTATCCTTGAAGCGCTCATTCTCAATGCTACTTAGGAAAATCTCTGGGTGATCTACCGCGCGTACGGGCTCCCAACCTTCGCGGAGTTTAGAAGATACATTGATCGCATCAGCTTGTCCTCGGGTACTAACACGGACCCAGTGAAACGTATACCCTGCTTGTGGAGTCGGAGAGGGCAGTAACTCTGGGCGACGCCACGCTTGTTTACGTGGGGTACGTTCGCGTTTTTCTAGTTCTCGATCTATTCTGTTATCGGCCATTATGTTCTCCTCAATATCGCAACCTGTTTGGCGTAGTCCGCAAGAGACACCCCGAGTTTTTTAGCTAGCGCAATTTGTGTACCGCTTAGATGCACCTTGATGGGTGCTGTGCTCCGCGTAGCGGGTGCGACCACATTTGCTGCTTTCTTTACCTTTTGGGGTTCTTCTGTGTCTTCAATATCTTCATCAAAGTTCTCTGGAAACAATTTTCGCATACGAGCATTCACTTTCTCGTAGTATTCATCCGATCTAGGGTCTACCCCCTCTTTCACTAGCTTGCTGTGGTAACCCAGAGCCGACGCTGTCATTTCATCGTCACTGCCAAACCACGAATTATCATTTCTCCATTCCTCGGCTTTTTCGTCTCTCGACGGTTGCTGCTGGGGAGTGGTGGGTATTTTCTGCTGTTGTACACTAGCGGCTTGATTTTGTAAAGTACCCCCCTCTGGAGGTTGCACTCTAGGAGCTAGGTTGTTGACCTTGTCCATGCGTATCTGCGCGGAGTTCAGACTCTCTTGAGCGGCGATAATAGCGTCAGTTTCGCCAGCCTCGTAAGCTTCCTTGTACTTGCGCTTTGCGTTCTGTACCTCGTCCTGAACCTGCTTTTTAGCAGACTCGATCAGCGCGTTGTGCCCCTTATCAACAGACCCCTTTAACTTCTGGTTCTCGTCAATAAGAACTCTGGCGTACCGCTCCAGCTCCTCGCGCTCGCGCAGGGCTTGCTCTTTTGCCCGCCGCTCGTCGTGGTAGCCTTTGCTGATGTGTTGAATTCGTTTTTTAACTTTGGTGGAGTAGCTATCCAACTCGTCATCGGTGACTTCTGGGGGCGTTGACTGCTTTCTGTTCCTGTCCCCAAGCGGCACGTCGTTAACCACTTCTATCTCGACGTCATCAACTTTTAAATTCTTCTTTTTCTTAGCGACGGTCTCTCTTCCAACAGCCCCTTCAATCTCAAGGCCCTCATCAGCAACATCCTGTTCTACCTCTACAGTGACTGCTGACGGTTTGTCGGGTTCTGGAAAATCAAACTCTACCTGTTGCATTGCCATAGGTTACTCCTTACGCGCGAGAGATGGCTCTCGGATTGGGTACAATAGCTTGGACAGAATCGTCGTTCATGAGTCGGTACTCCTGCATACCAATTTTGAACCGCGTGCCTGTATTTGCTCGGAACATCACGTAGTCCCCCGGCTTGCACCATGGGCCTGCGGAAAAACGGTCTTTGTCGTTATAGGCTTGATCGCCCATATCGAGCACCAACCCAATGGTGGAGAGGATGTATTCCTCACGCACTGTTTTGTCGGCCTTTAGCAGCATGGATTCCCCGAAGGTTTCTTCCACGTTTGGTAGCGCAATCAGGATGTGATATCCCGTTGGTTTAGGAATAGCGGCGTCAAGCGCGGCTTGCGCTACTTCCGCTTCATTTATTTTTACTTTGCGTTTTTTCTCAAGCTGCGTCATTGCTGCCGTAGGTTCAATCATCGTTCTGTTCCATATAGTTTTTCGCAAGGTCTTGTAGTTCTCGTCGTGCCAGAGCTAGACCCCGGATTACCCCGCACGCCTCTCTATACCCCTCTAAGGTCTTAGCCCCGCCAGAGGTTACAAAGTCTTCATTATCGTGGATAGCTTTTGCTATCCGGTCATCCAGCACGTCAAAGACGGTTTTAGCCACGGTGTGTTACTCCCCAAATGTCTCTCGTGCCAACGCCATGATGGCTTGCGCCTCATCCAAGTCTTGTTTGGCATTTGCTTGGTCAGTCATTGCGGCTATGCGAGCCGCTTCCAGTGCCTCGGCGCTTCGCGCCTTTTTTGCGTCAAGTTGCAAACGTGCTGCCGCAAGCGCGTTTTGAGTCTGATCTTGCTGCCCCTTGCGTTGCTGTTCTGCTGCCTTAATCTGCAGCTCTTGCATCTGCATCTGCATGATCGGGTCTTGGGCTTGTTGCTGCGCTTGTTGCTGCGCGGCTGCCGCTTGTTTCTGCTGGGTGTTCTGCTGTGCGGC